GTGCTGATGTAGGACGTAAGCAACTGCGTATTGAGCAAGACATGGATGCTGTGCTCAAAGGTGCATTCAACGATCTGCTTTTGCAAGCAGCTTAATCAACATGAGGGGCTTAGTCCCCTCTCTCTTTTCTTTAACAACATGAGGTATGGTATGGATAAAAACACCCCAACAAAATGTGTAGGCAAACTATTTGATGAGTATGAAAATGAGTTGCTTATCAAAGCTCGCACAGAGAAGGCAATGGAAAATGTAGCAGAGCTACAAACCTCAAAACTTATCGACTCAATTAAAAAGAAATTGAATAATGGAAAAAGATAAAGCAATTGGTATGTTCATGGGCTTGTACATTGGTGATGCATTGGGAGCGCCATTGGAATTCATGCGTCCTCATGAGTTTGATAAGGTGACAGACATGATTGGTGGTGGTGTGCATAGCTGTGAGGTGGGAGAGTATACAGATGATGGTGCGATGAGCACCTGCATTGCAGATGCATACATTATCAAAGGCAAGTTTGCTCCACAAGAAATTGCTCTCAACTTCAAGACATGGTCTAAGACAGGACACTTCGGCACAAGGGGTTATCGGTTTGACATTGGACGTACCTGCTTTGAAGCCATTGAAGGTATGTCAACAGAGCAGCCCTATGCAGGAAGGACAGATGCTAGGTCTAGTGGCAATGGCTCCATCATGCGTATTGCTCCTGTTGTATTAGCCAACCACAATAAGCCCAACACTGGTTTAGGTGAAGCCATTGCTGTGTCTCTCATGACACATGGCAACGCCGACACTGTGCAGTACATGTCAGCTTTTGTGGCTGAGCTATATGCTGGTAAGCAGCTTGATGAGTTTGAACATCTAATAGATGGTGAGTATGAAACGAAGAAGGGCAAAGGCTCCATCATGCATGCATACAATGCAGCATGGGAATGTGTCAACCTAACATTCAGCTTCCAAGATGCACTGATCATGGCAGTTAACAAAGGCTATGACGCTGACACCGTAGGTGCAGTGACAGGTATGCTAGCTGGTAGACACTATGGATATTCAGCTATGCCAAAGCGCTGGACTAACAAGCTGATGAAGCATGATGAGTTGTTGCAGATGGCAGAAACACTTTATGAAATGGGTGACTAATGAACTTCAAAGACGACAAAGGTATTGAGTGGAAGCCATTCGTTGCAGGCTATGTCACTGACGAAGGGCTACGTACTTGCATTGTCTATGCTATATCAGCAGAGCATGCTGAGCTTGTCATAGAAGACTTACGTAGGACAGCAAGGCTCGTTGGTTACATTGGAGAGAAACAAGAATGAGTATGCCTCGCTATGTTATGCGCTTTAAAGTGGCAGGCAAGACCAAGTGGAGGTACAACCCGCCACAAGATGCCATTGATGCTGGTGTTGTCAAGCGCACTGAGCTTGGTAGCACCTATCAAACAGCCTATGCTATGGCTGAAGAGCAGAACAAAATATTAGATGAGTGGAGACAAGAGCGAAAGCATTTGAAAAACTTGTCCACTAATGCAAAGCTTAGTGAAGTGATTAAGAGCTATGAAAACAGCTTGAGCTTTGCTAAGCTTGTGCCTATGACACAGCAGAGCTATCTTTATTATCTAAAGATGTGGTATCAAAGCAGGATGGGTGGTGTTCCGCTATTGTGGGCTAAGCTTGAAGACATACAGACACCCATGTGTCAGCGTGTCTATGAAGAACATGCTGCCCACAGTGTTAGCTTGGCTAACCATAGCTTGGCTGTTTATCGTCTGTTATTTAACTATGCCATAAGACAAGGCTACACCAACTACAACCCATTCAGTAAGGTGCAGAGAAGGATTGAGAAGGCACGTAAAACTGTGTGGTCAAAGGATGATGTCAAAGTATTCCTTGATGTAGCCTATAGCCATTTTAAATGGCGTAATGCAGGACTCATTGTGCAGATGGCATACGAATGGGGGCAGCGTATGGGAGACATGCGTATGTTGAAGTGGGTAGATTACAACACAGAGACAGGTGTGCTCACCCTTGAGCAGAGCAAGCGCAGAGCACGTATCACTTTGCCTACATCTGAGGGGTTGCAAGCAATGCTTAAGCAGCAACATGAAGAGTATGGATGGCAACAATATGTTGCACCAAGTAATATGTCAGATAGAAAAGGTGGGCTAGTGCCTTATTCATTGATGAACTTATCAAGGGTTGGTGATGTAATAAAAACTGAAGCAAATATATCTGTAGATATAAAGCTTATGGATCTACGTAGGACAGCAGTGACTGAGATGATTGAGGCAGAAGTGCCGTTACCAAACATCATGGCTATGACGGGGCATGCCACTCCCCAAAGTGTTGCACCATACTTGAAGCATACGCTTAAGGGTGCTACAGTGGCAGCAAGAATGAGGGGCTTTGTATGATGGAATCAATGGTGGTTTTTCTAGCACTCTGTGCTGTTGGCGCATTTGTTGGTGGTGTTGTGTTCACAGCCGTTATTATGTTTTTGGAGAGCGTAGATGACTAGAGAAGAAATTGAAGCTGTTGTTATAGATGAGCTTGAGTTTTTAATTAAATGGGAACAAGAGCTTGCTGATGATGTTAGAGACAAAGAGTTGCTTGCTGCTTTGCAGCTTGTGCGTACACAGTTTGGTGTAAAGCAATGAGTGCTTGGCTTATAGCAATGATTGGTGTTGTCTATTTGGTAGTGGCTGTAGATCTGCTACTGAAGGGAAACATGGGTATGGGTGTAGCCTTTATTGGTTATAGCTTAGGTAATGTAGGACTCTATTTGGCAACGAAAGGACAGACATGACTGAAGAAGATGAAGCATTCAATGAGATTGAAAAACGTAGCAAGGTCAAGCAGACGCTGGTCAAGGCTCAGTTGGATAGGTTGGAAAGCCAAGAGCCTGTATGCCCCGAATGCAAAGCGATAGTGCTTTACGAATGTGTTGCTTGCAGTAGCAACAACTACCCACCACAGGAGCAGAACTGCCAAGAAGAACACATGAGGGACTTGGTGTATCGCCTCCAAAAAAGAGCAGAGATTCGTAGGCAGATCAGTGTTCGCAAGTCTGTGCAGGAAGGTAAGCCTGATCGTATTGCTGACTTATTAGATGAGGCTGCTGATGCGTTACTCAAGAAGAAGAACACATGATTGACAAAATAAGAACACTGTTTGGAAGAATACGTGGTGGTCACGGAAGTAAACAAACTATAATGACAGAAGCTTGTGCATGGCGTTGTCGCAAATGCTCAACAATATTTCTTGACGAAGAAGAAGCTAAACAACATTCATGTAAAGGAAAACCAAATGAAATTCTATGAGATTGAAGACCTCATCATGCAAGCGTGGAGTACAGCAGAAGATCTTGATCTTTTGTTATGGTCACTGATGGACAGACCAACACCCATGACAGAGGATGAGCAAGCCAACATGATTATTGGCATCACAGCCTTACACAATAGCAGAATGCAAAGGCTTTTAGATGGCTATTCTGCTGTATTAAAAACTCACGATATAAGTTACAAAGGAGTGCCGTGGGAATTAAATTTATAAAAACACACCAACCTTGTCATACTTGTGGTAGCTCAGATGGGCTATCAATCAATGATGATATGTCAACCAAGTGCTTTGTATGTAATACATTCACTCCCACCACCATAGCCTCAGAGGAAACACACGCAATGCTTGCAGAAGAAACAGAAGTGAAGGACATCTCCTTTCTTAAACAATATAGAGAAGGCATGTCAGTGTCTGTCTCTGATAGACGTATCACTAAAGCAACAATGGAAAAGTTTGGTGTTGTTAAGTGTGACAACAATTTATATTTTCCTTATCACGATAAGGACAGCCAGCTTGTAGCTGCAAAAGTTAGAAGCACTAAAGAAAAATCTTTCTCCACTGCTGGTGCATGGGGTAAAGGCACATTGTTTGGGCAACACTTGTTTCCCATTGGTGGACGCTACCTCACAATAGTGGAAGGTGAGTTTGATGCACTGGCTGCATACCAAATGACAGGGTCTAAGTATCCTGTTGTGTCCATACGTAATGGTGCTGGTTCTGCATTGAAAGATTGCAAGCAACATTATGAATACATCAACAGCTTTGAAAACATCATAGTGTGTTTTGATGGTGATGAGCATGGAGTGAAGGCAGCTAAGGAAGTGGCTGAGCTTTTTGGTAGCAAGTGCAAAGTGTTCAAGCCTTTGCCTGATTACAAAGACGCATGTGATTGGCTCTCTGAAAGCAAGGAAGCTGCCTTTGTAGACAGGTGGTGGAGGGCTGAGCAATTTGTACCAGATGGTATTGTCTCTGGCTCCACCTTGTGGGATGAAATGTCTAAGCCTTTGGCTCCAGCAGATTGCTTCTATCCTTGGCAAGGGCTGAATGAACTTACCTATGGTATGCGCTTTGGTGAACTAGTAACTATCACTGCTGGTAGTGGGTTGGGTAAGAGCCAAGTGTTGCGAGAAATTGTGTGGCACATTGTGCAAAACACAGAGGACAACATTGGTCTTATGTTTTTGGAAGAGAGCATTCGTAAGACAGGCTTATCCATCATGTCTCTTGCAGCCAATGTTCCATTGCACCTGCCCGACCATGAGGTTGGAGAGGAAGAACGTAAGAGAGCTTTTGATAACACGTTAGGAACAGGCAGGTTGTTTTTGTTTGATCACTTCGGAAGCACATCAACAGATAACATTATCAATCGTGTTCGTTACATGGCTAAAGGTCTTAGCTGTAAGTACATCTTCCTTGATCACGTATCAATCATTGTGTCTGCACAAGAGAGTGGTGATGAACGTAAAGCCATTGATGAAATAATGACCAAGCTTCGTATGCTTGTACAAGAAACAAACATAGCTCTCATTATTGTTAGCCATCTAAAGCGTCCCTCTGATAAGGGACATGAAGAAGGTGCTGTCACTTCGTTGGCACAGCTTAGGGGTAGTGGCTCCATTGCTCAGCTTAGTGACATGGTGATTGGTCTTGAGCGTAATGGACAAGCAGAAGAAGAACAGGTACGCAACATGACTAAGGTTCGTGTACTTAAGAACAGATTTAGTGGAACCACAGGGCCTGCTGGAAACTTGCTTTACAATAAGCACACTGGTAGGATGTTGGAATATATTGAAGAGGAAGGCGAAGCGCTATGAAACAGAAACCAATTGTCACCTTTGTGGGTGAGGCTGAGTTTTTTGAAAGCACCATCACTGATGTGCAGAAAGAACTATACAACTATGACAGCAATGAAATTATTCAGGCTGTAGTATATAGTTTAGACCACCCCATATTAGGCAGGGATAAAATCACTACAAGCATAGTGCTTTATAAGTTTGATGATGGCAGTTTTGAAACACTGAACACAATTTATAAACCACAAAATGATCTATCTTGACATAGAAACAAACACAAGCCATGACACTGTATGGCTGTGTATCACTATGAAAGATGGTGTGCTTGCACACTGGAGAAACCCTGAAGGGTTGCTTCAATATTTAGGTGATGATGAAGTGTGTGGACACAACATCATTGGCTTTGATGCACCAGTGTTACAGAAGGTGTGGGGCATTGTCATTCAACCAAGCAAGCTAGTTGATACTCTCATCCTGTCTAGGCTGTACAAGCCTGACATTGAAATGGTTTGTATTGAAGGACAGAGATCACCATCCCTGCACAGTTTTGAAGCATGGGGCATTCGTTTGGGAGAGCACAAGATTGGTTTCACAGACTTTGATGCTGGATGGTCTGAAGAGATGGCTAAGTATTGTGAGCAAGATGTGTTGTTGCTTAGAAGACTTCACCTACATCTAACTAAAGTTATGGCTGATGAAGGCTTCAGTGCTAAGAGCATTCAGCTTGAACATGAAGTGGCTCTTGTCTGTAAGAAGATGGAAGACACAGGCTTCATGCTTGATGAGCGCAAGGCTATGCTGTTACAGGCTGAGCTTAGTGGACGTATGGCTGACATTGAAGGACAAATGCAAGAAGTGTTTAAGCCCATTGTTGAACAACGCTGGTCTGATAAGACAGGCAAGCAATTGAAAGATAAAACCACCATCTTTAATCCGGGCAGCAGGCAGCAAATAGCTGAGCGTCTACAAGGCTTAGGTGTTGTGTTCAATAAGAAGACAGAGAAGGGTAACATCATTGTGGATGAGACAGTGCTTGAAGGCATTGATCTTCCTGAAGCAAAGCTTGTTGCTGAATATCTTATGCTACAGAAACGTGTAGCACAGATTAGCAGTTGGCTTGAGCTTGTACAACCTGATGGCAGGGTGCATGGCAGAGTGATTACCAATGGTGCAGTGACAGGTAGGTGTACGCATAGTAGCCCTAACATGGCACAGGTTCCAGCCGTAGGTAATCCATATGGTGCTGAGTGCAGAGAGATGTGGACTGTGCCTAAAGGAAAGGTGCAGGTGGGTGTGGACTTGAGTGGCATTGAACTGCGCTGCCTAGCCCATTACATGCGTGATCTAGAGTGGCAAGAAGAACTCTTGAAGGGTGATATCCATTGGAAGAACTGCCAAGCTTTTGGTCTTGTTCCTAAAGGCACAGCAAAGGATGATGGTAATAGTGAGCACAAGAAGTTTCGTAATCAAACAAAAACTATGACATATGCAATGCTGTATGGTGCTGGTGCTGCTAAGATTGGACTCACTGCTGGTGTATCTCCAACAAAGGGTAAGAAGCTCATTGAAAACTTTCTTGATAATACTCCAGCCTTAAAGAAGCTGAAGGACAAGATAAACAAGATTGGTGTCAATGGAAAATTGCCCGGCCTTGACGGTAGAATATTAGGTATAAGATCACAGCATGCTGCCCTAAACACCTTGCTTCAATGCGCTGGCGCAGTGGTGGCTAAGCAATGGCTTATAGAATCTACGCAGGCTTTGAACGAAGCTAACATAGATGCAAAGCTTGTAGCTTTTGTACATGATGAAACACAATGGGAAGTAGATGTATCTCAGGCACAACAAGCTGTAGATATAATAGAAAAAGCTGCAACAAAAGCAGGTGAAGTGTTACAATTTAGATGTCCTGTTGATGCCGAAGGAAAGATTGGCAACAATTGGAAGCAAACTCACTGATCAATGGAAGTATTGACATGAATGTCATTAGTCTGTATAACTTTAAATAGGAGGAAATATGCCTAAATTAAAGCGTACTAAAAATGATATTGATAAAGATGTAGAAGAGCAACAAAAAGATTGTTGTGTTTGTGGAACTAGAAAATCATTTGATTCTTTTTACAATTCTAAAAATAAAAATGATGGTAAATCTTACAGGTGTAAACTTTGTGATGAGAAGGCCAGAAAAAAATGGAAAGAAAATAACTTAATCTCTTCTAAGCTTAGCCTAAGAAAAAATAATCTTAAGTCTAGGTATGGGATAGACTTAGATATTTATTTTTCTATGCTAGAAAAACAAAACAATAAATGTGCTATTTGTGAAACTACAGAAAATAATGTGTTGGGAGACAGGGCAAAATGGAGTTTTTCTGTGGATCATAATCACACTACTGGAAAGATTCGAGGATTGCTTTGTAATCAATGTAACAGAGCAATTGGAATGTTGAAAGATGATGCAGCCTTACTCAGAAAAGCTGCTGATTATTTGGATATTACAAATGCTTAGTTCCCGAAAGGGCGTGATTGCCACTGACGTTACTGGTGGGTTTTGATAAAGGAAAATTAAATGACTGATGAAAAAAAGAAGTTGAAGATTAAGTGCGACATTTATTGGGCGCAATTGAACAAGATGAATGAGATGAGCGGTGCTTACCAAGTTAACTTGTGTAACTTGTCTGATGCAGCAGCAGAAGCTTTGGAAGAAATGGGCTTGTCTGTTAATCAAGACAGTGAGAAGAAGGCTGACATGGGTAAGTACATCACCTGTAAGTCTAAGAACAAACCAATGAAAGCATTCGATGTTGACGGTGATGAAATCACTGAAGACATTGGTAATGGTAGCAAAGCTAAGGCTTTGGTTAGTACATATTCTTGGACATACAAAAACAAGAAAGGCGTTAGCGCCTCATTGATCAAGCTGGTTGTCACTGACTTGGTTGAGTATACAGGCGGTGGTGGCATTACTGCCGATGATGAAGACGTTCTGTAAAGGAAAACAAAATGCAAATTAAACTTGACCTCCACATTGACACTGTCAACGCTGCTTTGACAGGATTGGGTAAACTTCCTTTTGAGTTTTCTGCTCAGCATATCACTGCTATTCAACAACAAGCTGTTCCTCAGTTTGAAGCTGCTCAGCAAGAAGCTAAAGCTAATGAAGCACAGCTTCCCTTGTTTCCCGCACAAGCTGCTGACTGATGATAGCTTTAGTTGATGCCGATATCATTGGATATCGCATCGCTTTTGCATGTAAGGATGAAAGCATAACCACTGCTAAGTTTACTCTTAACAGCTATATCGCTGACATTCTTACATGTGGTGTAGATAACACCTTTGATGGTTGCTATGTAAGCCAGTGGAAACTCTTTCTCACAGGAAAGAATAACTTCAGGAACAACATAGCAACCACTGCTGTTTATAAAGGTAACAGAACAGCGCCTAAACCAGAACACCTCCCTGCTCTACGCCAACACATGGTGAAGGAGTGGGGTGCTGTCGTTATTGAAGGACAGGAAGCAGATGATGCCATTGCTATTGAAGCAACTGTCCTTAAAGAAGGATGTATAATATCTTCTGTAGATAAAGACTTAGATCAGATAGCAGGTTGGCACTACAACTTTGTAAAGAAGATTGGATATCATGTCACCCCTGAGGAGGGCATGCATTTTTTTTACAAACAAATATTGACAGGAGATGCTGCTGATAATATCATTGGCTTACAAGGCATTGGCCCTGTTAAAGCAGAGAAGATTTTATCTGAGACAACATCTGAAGAAGATATGTATGCTGCTTGTGTTCTTGCTTATGATGGAAATGAAGCAAGAGTTTTAGAAAATGCTAGACTGCTTTGGCTTCGTAGACATGAAGGACAGGAATGGCAACCACCAATGAAAGAAGAACATGGAAAATAAATCAGATTTAAGACCCAATGATGTAGCTGTTATTCTTCGTCCCACTTTCGATGATGGTGAGTGGTCAGGAGGCTTTGATGTATTGGTTAGTGGCTTTGGCCCTGTCACCATCACTAAAGAAAGCATGGACGACATGATTGGAATGGGTGTCTTGCTTGCGTCCGTCATACCTTTTATGGAAGAGCATGAAGAAATTGCTAAACAAGTTATGGAATATTGTAGTAAATTTTATGGTGATGTTGGTGAGTTTGAATACGACCCTAATCATGATAGTTTTGGGGACAGCCTTGTTTTAACTGAGGCAACTAAAACTGTAGGTGGAAAGCATTAATATGAACATCGAAGAAACTTTAGATAGAAGAGCTAGACAGTATGGAGAATTTGTGAATATTTCTGCCACTGCCCAAGACTTAAAGGCTGTCTTGAAATACGGAGTTAACTATCATATGTTAGAACCAGATATGGCAGAAGCTTTGGATATGATTGCTCACAAAATGTCACGACTTGTTAACGGAGACTGTTATCATCGTGATAGTTGGCATGACATCATGGGATATGCCAAGCTAATTGATAAGCGTCTGGAGGCTATGGAATGATTAAGATAAATGTATCGGTCACTTTCTTTGTAGACCCTGAAGACTTGCTCTCTATTTACTTAGATGAAGATTCTTTATCTGAGTTTGTTGAAGAGTGTGTAGCTGATGGACTAGAAACATTGTATCCAAGCGAGACTGTTTTCAATCATATAGACATTGAAGGACTACCATGATACAAGACAACTCAATTGAAATAAGGCCGGTAGCTAATGGCTATGTGGTTTTCTACACGGAGATTAAAAACAACACAGAGGTATGTGCTGAGTTTGTTGCTGTGTCTCTTGAAGAAACTTTGAACATTATTCATGATCTCTTTTCACAAGAAGAGTCTATTGCTAATATGTCTAACATAATTGATGAAACTCTCTCAAAAGAATAGAAACGGTGGTCAGTGGACTGACGCTAGATTTAGAAGCTTCATTACGTCTGCCTTAAGAGCAGCGTCCCGTAAGTGGCCTCCAAAATATACAGCTATTAAGTCTGCGTTGATTGGTAGGAAGACTAATAAGAAGACAGGACTAATGGCACAACATTACAAGTGTGCTATGTGTAAGGAAGAGTGTGTAGCAGCAGATGTACAAGTAGATCATATACATCCAGTAGTTGACCCCTCTGTAGGGTTTATTAGTTGGGATGTATATATTGATAGAA